CTAGCCAACCTCTCACAATGGATCGTAAAACACACCAAACTCGACGGTAAGCCCTTCTCCTTTAAGGATCACGAGTTCCAGCAGGACATTATTGATGATCCGGCAAAGACACTGAACGTGGTTAAGTGTGCGCAGGTAGGCTTGTCAGAGATTTTCGCCCGTTGGGGCATAGCAGCAGCGGCGACACAAGAGAACTTTACCTTGATCTGGACGTTCCCAAACGCTACAGATGCCGAAAAGTTCTCCAAAGCCCGTTTGAATCCCTTTATTCAGAGCAGTCCTGAGCTATTGCGATCCTTGTCAAAGGTCGTAGATTCGACAGAATTAAAGCAGTTTAACGCCAATTCGTTTGTCTATACGCGAGGGACGGTATCAGAGACCGGAGCCTTGTCCGTGCCTGCAGACTTGTTGATCCATGATGAGCTTGATCGTAGCGATATGGCCAATATTGCGGCCTATGTGTCGCGTTTGCAGCACAAACCGACCAAGATGCGGCGCTTGTTCAGCACTCCGACCGTGGCAAAGTACGGGATTGATAAAGAGTCTCTGACTTCAAAACGGAAGCGCCAGATACTCAAATGCAGTCACTGTAACCACCAATTTTTACCGTCCTATGAGGAAAACATCATCATTCCAGGGTGGGACAAGCCGAAAATTGAGATTAACCGGAGCAATCTTAAGGATATTCGGTGGCAAGAGGCTAGGTTGCTATGCCCTTGTTGTGGCAAAGAGCCTGACCAGAGCATCCAGTATCGAGAATGGGTGGTAGAAAACCCCCAAGAGAACTATGACGCAGTAACTTACTTCGTCAGTCCGTTCTGCGCCCCGAACATCCTTGTTCCATCCTACCTTGTTAAAGCCTCTACGGACTTTAGCAAGTGGTCAGAGTTTCAAAATCAGGTGCTTGGCCTGACTGCGGAAGATAAACAGGAGACCTTGACCCGTTCCGACATTGAAGCCGCCCTGGTACAAGGTGACTTTACCTCGAACGACATGCACTTTATGGGCGTGGACTTGGGGCTTACCTGCCACATCACCATCGGTAAGTTGGTGAATGAGAACCTTGTTGTGGTAAAGAGGGTTAAGTGCCACGTATCGCAGCTAGAGTCTACACGCCTGGCACTTGCCAAGCAGTATCGAGTGATTGCTAGCGTGCATGATGCTTTTCCCTATACAGACTTGGTGGATCGGATTACCATTTACGACCCTAATGCTTACGGGGCAGTCTACGTGACAAGGGCATCGACAGAGCTTTACACCATTAAGGAGCGTCAAGCTGAAGTTACAGAAGGTAAACTGAACCTAAGGGCGGTGCATATCAACCGGGATGTGGCACTTGATAGCTTGATGATGGACTTTAAAAACAAAAAGATCATTGTCGCTAAGGAAGACGATCACGAAACCTTCGTTAATCATCTTCAGGACATGAAGCGTATCAAGAAGTTTGATAAGCATGGAGGGATTATCTATCGCTGGGAGAAGACAGAAGGTGAAGACCATTGGCACCACAGCTTGTTGTACTGCAAGATAGCGGCCAGTCTGAGAGGGACATTTACCGGGACGGACACAGTGCGCTCCCCACTTGTCAAGACTTTCAAGGTCACTAACCCTAACTATAAGACGACTCCGCTTGGTTTAAGGATGGTTAAGCGGTAAGGTCTTACCAGAATTAGGTCCAGTCCTCGCAGCCTTGGTCTTACCATAGGGTAACATCCAGCCCACAAGTGGGCTGGACCCAAGGAACCTCTAATATGCAAATCTTGAAACGCCTTGATGCCGCATGGCAGGCGGCTACTGCCCTGCCACCCTTCCCCATGCCCAAGGCACCGGGCAAGCCCCTGTCCCTGCCTGGGTATCGCACCAGTAAGACAGTATCGGCTTCAGCCGTAAGACGACCTGATAGGCTACTTGCTACGACTGATCGGCTATCGGCCAGGGACTTGAACGATACGCGAAAGACCATTCGCGCCCTGGCCAAGAGCACGCCAGACTTGTCCAGTGCGGTTAGCTTCGTCCTAAGAGTAGGTATTCCTGAGCAATATACAGTCGTAGCGCGGAATATGGACGGACTTGTAGACGCAGAGGCTACGAAGACGGCTCATGCCTTGCTAAGACGGATGACCTTCCTTGGCAATCCAGACGGAAGCTTTGGCAATAACAAGGGTCTTCAAAGCCTGAGTGAAGAGCTGGGCCAGGAGCTTGTCCTAGATGGGGCGGCTTGTCTAGAGGTTGCACTTGATAAGCAGCGAGTGCCTGCTAGTTTCAACCCGATTAGCGTCACTACGCTGGAGATGTATGAGGAAGACAATTCCTTCAAGCTGAAGCAGAAAGTTGGGGGCGACTTGATCGACCTTGACTATCTGAACATCATCTACGTGTCGGTGGACCAGTTGCAGACTGAACTGTACCCCAGTTCCTACACAGAAGCTGCTATCCAGCCTGTGCTGGCGGATATTGACTTCAATAATGATTTAAGACGGGCCTTGAAGCGCAGCATTCTGCCCCGACTTACGGCCATTATTGATAGCGAAGCTGTCAAGAAATTGACGCCGCCTGACATTTTGATGGACCCTGACAAGTTTGCAGCTTATAAAAATGAGTTGATTGCAGAGGTTGAGGCAACGGTGAACGAGGCAGGGCCGGAAGATGCATTTGTTGGTTACGATAGCGTGACTTACAAAAACATGGAATCTGGGCAGGCTCCTGGGGAACTTATCGAGCGCATTCAGAAAGTCCTGAACGGGAAGATCGTGGCCGGGGCCAAGACCTTGCCTACCATCCTTGGGCACGGCGGAACGTCGAATGCGGCCAGTGCAGAGACTATGCTGTACGTGAAGCAGGCCAACATGATCCGCGTTAAGCTGAATGAGCTTTACAGTCGCGCCTTGACTGTGGCTATTCGCATCCTTGGCATTGATGGTTACGTAGAGTTCAAGTACGCTGAGATTGACTTGCGGCCTACGAACGAGTTGGAGGCTTACTTTTCCATGCGGCAGAGCCGCATCCTTGATTTGTTGAGCCTTGGCATGATCGACGATACAGAGGCTTGTATCATGCTGACTGGCAACCTACCGCCTAATGGGTATGTGCCTAAGACTGGTACGATGTTTAGGGCTGGGACGAACGTGATCCAGAATCCTAGCTCTAACACCAGCGCCATGAGTCAGACGTTAACGCCGAAGACGCCTGACCAACCTAAGACACAACAGTGACCCCAAAGAGGGCCAGTATCCCAAAGATACTGGCCCTTGTTCATGCTATAAAGCCGAAAAGGGTAAACCACCATGCAAGACACAATTTTTTGGGCCGGTCCGCAGTCTTCTTACGAAGCGTTCAAGGCGCTGCAGCCTCCTACAGCGGAACAGGCTATGGCCGTGATGAAGGCCGACGAGGCTCTGGAAGCTCAGCAAGGTCACTGGGCACTTGAAAACCAGAACGGAGTCGGTGTGATTACCGTTAGCGGTAGCCTGATTGACGGAAGCGCAGGCTATTACCGTTACTATGGATACATCGGCTACGACGATATTCGTAATGCCGCGATGACGGCCCTGGCCGACCCGGCTATCGGGTCTATGCTGCTTGTGATGAAGACTCCGGGCGGCATGGTAGCGGGTGTGAATGAGACCAGTAAGGCGTTGGCTACATTGAGCAAGATCAAGCCTATCATCACGTTCAATGCGAGTCAGATGACTAGCGCGGGCTTGTGGCTTGGCTCAGCCGGTAAGAAGATCGTTACGGATGCAACGGCCGTTAACGGCAGCCTTGGGATCATGCAGATTCACACTGAGTATTCCAAGCTGTACGAAAAAGAGGGTATTACCAAGACGGTAATCCGTGCAGGGGAGAACAAGGTTCTGGCTAACGCGGTTGAGCCGCTGTCCGACAAGGCTAAGGCTCAGATGGAAGCCCAGGCTAAGGCCATGTATGACGTGTTCCTGTCTACCGTGGCTAGCAACATGGGTCATACAGAGGCTCTGGCTGAGTCTAAGTATGGTGGCGGTAAAGTCTTTATCGGTCAAGCGGCTGTGGATGTTGGACTGGCCCATGCCGTGGGCGGTTACGACGACGCCTATGCACTTGCTAAGAAGGCGGCTGACAAGATTGTGGCTAAGGCTGCGCCTCAAAATCCCAATCCTCAACGGGCTGTAGTTTACAGAGCCGACCTTGGTGCTACCAATATGGTAGCTGTTCCCATGCTTGGGCTTACGTCAG